ACAATCACCCTACAGCTCTAGTCAGAGTATACTACTGTGACAATGATATCTTCATTGAAAAGATTATCTATGAGAGCTACCTCACCACTACTCAGCTGATAGAGAGGATGGATGCATTGAATGTGGATAAGAACATAGAGATCATGGCAGACTACTCAAGACCTGAGATAATAGCCGAGATGAATACTGCAGGCTATGATGTGCATAATGCTAACAAGGTAGTGAAGAAAGGCATAGATAACATCAAGACCTTTGGAGTATTCTGTCAGGAGGATAAGCAGATAATGAAAGAGTATGAGAATTATAAGTGGAAGAAGATAGGTGACCAAATTATGGATGAGCCTGTTAAATTATATGATGATGCTATGGATGCTATCCGATATGCTACCACTTACATCAGACAGGAGTATTATACCGATGATTCTTACTATGCGTTCTAAACAAAAAGCTATCTTAATATAATATAGTTATGAGTGATACATTAAAAGAAATAGCAGATAATCTAGGAGTAGGTATTGTCAATGGTGGCTACCTTAGTGGGATAGCTCAATTCTATGGAGTGAACTTAAGTACCTCTACTGATTTGATGAAAGATATACTAACTGCAGTAGGAGGTGATCCTGCTACATCTACTGACTATCTTAAGGATATAGTACTTGCACTAGGAGGTACAACTACTATCAATGCTAATTGGATGGAAGCATGGGAAGATATCACAAACATAGCAGGTGCATTCCAGTCTAGAGTTACAGCTGATGGTGGTACATTCGAGGCTTTCAGTTGTTTATTACAATCTATTAATTTTTAAGATATGAGTTTATTTGATGATGCAAGTTTAGTAACAACACCCAACGGTTATAAAGCAAGCAAGCTGTACAGCATTAAGCCTACCAGTGGCTTAGGTGATATGACTGTTGTAAGGGCAACAACTGCTACAAGAGTAAATAGTGCAGGGTTAATTGAGAGTGTGGCTATCAATGTGCCACGTTTAGACTATCCACCATTAGGTGGCTGTCCAAAGATATTAGTTGAGCCGCTGAGAACTAATAATGTTTTATATAGTGAGCAGTTTGATAATGCTTATTGGGGTAAATCATTAGTAACAATAACTCCAAATGCTGCAGCTGCACCTGATAATAATACAACAGCTGACAAGTTTATACCTACTAATATTACTAACGTTCATCAAATTGCAAAATTGGGATTAGTATCAAATGCTTATACATTTTCTGTTTTTGCAAAAGCAGGGGAAGAAACTACTTTTTCCATGTGGTTAAGAAATTCATCGAGAGGTGCAATTTTTAATTTATCAACAGGAACATATACCTTAAGTTCTCCAACACCTCCAACTTCAGCAAACATTGAACCATACCCCAATGGGTGGTATAGGTGTTCAGTTTATGATGCAACACCAGGTACAGATGTCAGAATTTATGCAAGAAATGGAAGTTCTTTTGAAGGTAATAACGTTAATGGTTTCTTCTTATGGGGTGCACAAGCAGAAATAGCTTCAACAGTAACATCTTACATCCCTACAGTTGCAGCTACAGCAACTCGTAATGATGATGTGATTAGTAAGACAGGAATAAGTAGTTTAATAGGGCAGACTGAAGGGACTATATATGCAGAGATTAATAATACTTTGATGACATCTTATTCAACAGGTTATGTTATGAGAATATTTGCTGATGCTAACAATGAAGTATGGATAAGAAAAGAATCAGGTACAAATACTTATACAGCAAGATGGAGAGCTAATAGTGTAGATGTTTATACTCAATCAACTATATCTGTATTAAATGGGAATAATAAGATTGCTATTGCATACAAAACAGGTGATTCAGCTGTATACTTAAATGGTACACAAATAGGAACAAGTGCAAGTACAGGAGCTTTTGCTGTAGCACCAAGTCAAATTGGTATAGGCTCTACAAGTACTGCTGATTTCTTTAATGACCGAATTGAATTAGCAACTTTATTTCAAACAAGATTAACTAATGCACAATTAGCAACCTTAACAACTCTATAATGAACATCTACAAACTAAAATACACAACTAAAGCTGCTGCTGAGAAAGACCTTAAAAAGAAGGGACTCCTTGAATATTTAGAGGGAGTTCATGCAGTAGTAGAAATTGGTAAGATTATCACTACTGATGCTACTTATGATGAAGAGGGTAACGAACTTACTGCTCCTATTTATGCAAGTGGCTACCATTACGATGTGATGTGTGAGCAAGACATAGACTTTGGAAGTAACTCAGTAGAAGTAAACAATCCTAAACACGTATTTTTAGGACATAACAAATAAAGAATGGCAACTACTATTATAGCACAACCTCAGGTATTTATGCCTGCTTACAATCCTATAAAGTATATCATAGATAATGCTGATAAGAATGAGCCTGGCTTCAGATACATCTTCACCATCTATCCTGCTACAGGTTCTCACATCCCTGCCAATGTAGTTGCTCAATATAAGACCTTACCTGTATTCGGCACAGGTTATGGAGAGCAGGATATTAGTAAGCTCATGCAGTCAAAGGTAGGATTTGATATCTCTGCATTTGGATTAGATTCAGCACAAGCTACCAACTCATGGTATCAGTATGATATAGACTTAGGCTATGAGTATATAGATAACATAAACTATGGGACATCACTAGCAGATAATGGTGGCAATGTTCAGATATCATTCACAGCTCATGGCTTTGTGCAAGGTGATCAGATTAGTATTACTCAGGATGATTTTGGAGTAGCTAATCCTGGAGTAGAGGGATTGCATACGGTACTATCTGCTACTGCTAACAACTTTACTATTAATGCTCTATATGCTGATGTAACTGATGTCACTATAAATGGTACTGTTACCTATGCAGATTTAAGAAAGACAATAGTATTAGATGATGAGCTTATAGTAGACCAAGAGGTATTTAATGGAGCTTATAATTCCAATATAAATAGCAGTGATAATACACCATTCCCTTCCTCTGATTTTTATGGTGTAGCTGTTGATGGCAATCTATTAACATCTTTAGTTTATAGTGTACCTCCATCTACATTTTTGGGGGCATATTTTTATCTGAATCTTAGAGTTTATTTAGATATATATACTGTGGCTTATTACGACATGAGTAATACCTTTATAGATGATTATTTAGTAAATGTAGCAGCTGATGGCATACATACATTCTCAGTAGGTCCTACAGCTTTAGTAACTGAAGATTATTATGTTGTTATAAGTAATTCATTAGGTTTTAATACTGAGAATTATCTGTTCACCTATGACAATAGATGTACCATTAATGATGATCAGCTTGTCTACTTAGATAGGATGGGATCATGGCAATCTTTTGCATTCCAACTAAAGACTTATGAGAAAGGTCAGATAACAAGAGAGCAGTATAATCAGCATATAGATGGGCAGGTAGTAAGTACTGAATGGGTAGGTGTGCCATTACAAACAGGATTCAGAACTTATAACACTAATGTCACTAAGACCTTTGATTTGAATACTAATTGGATGAATGAGAATGATGGCAAAAGATTTCAAGAGCTACTGACATCTCCTCAAGTCTATTACTATACAGATAGTTACTATTGTGCCTGTGTAGTTGAGGCTACTAACTTTGAAGTCTTTAGACAAAGAAACAAGAATCTTATTAAGCAATCAGTGACTATTAGGTTAGCACAACAAGACCCTATCAATGGTTAGGATACAGCTAAAAAGTACCTCTTTAGTAAATGATACAGTTACTGCATTTAAAAATAGAGTATTAAATGATGGCGGTACTTTTGAGGCTTATGAATGCTGTGTAAGTACTCTACAATCTTTAGGTGTAAATTTAGAAACAGGTGGCTATCTAGATGTCAAAGAGGGTACATCATTCCCTTTGAATTTTAGTGTAGGGGATATTAGAGATATATCTAAGAGAACAGGTAACTTTAGTAAGACCATTACTCTATTAGGCAATAGCAACAATAATAACCTGCTGAATCATTACTATGATGTAAACATTCAAGCTGGCACTTTTAATATTAATCAGCTCACTAGCTGTGATGTTATTCAGGATGGTATCCCTGTTATGACAAATGCAACTCTTCAGCTCATTAACATTAAGAAGTCACAGCTCACATCAGCCTATGAGCAGATGGTGGAGTATGAGGTACTAGTGAAAGAGGATAGAGGTACATTCTTTACTGACATC